GTTTCCCAGTCACGATCGAACACAGAAGCAGTTTCAAAGGTTGCTAGGTCTATAGAAAGATTTGGGTTTGCCTCTCCTGTAATAGCACGAGAAGAGGACTCGATGGTTATTGCAGGTCACACAAGGATTGCAGCTGCTCGATCTTTGGGCCTTCAAACTGTACCTGTTAGATATATGAAACTATCTAGAACAGAAGCCGAGTTACTTGCTATTGCTGACAATAAGTTAGGAGAGATATCTGATTGGAATGAGGACATGCTGAAAGATATTCTTGCAGCTCTTCCTGAAAATGATCTTGATGATATTGGATTCTCACAAGATGAACTGGATTCACTTCTCGAAAACATAGATACAGAACTACCTCCTGAACCTGATAATGCGGTTTATGATGATTATGAAGATGCTGATAATCTAGACGTTGAACGCGTGAAAATAGCAGAAGAAGGTGGTATCTATGCAATAGGAGATCAATATGTTCTATGTGGTGATTGTGTTGAAATATTGCGTAGTTTTCCGGATAACTCAATAGATAGTATTGTTTGTGATCCTCCGTATGGAATCGGGTTTATGGGTAAAGATTGGGATCATTCTGTACCTACTGAAGAATGGGCTAGAGAATGTTTTAGAGTATTAAAGCATGGTGGTCATATTGTCGCTTTTGGTGCTACTAGAGCAATACATAGAATGGTTTGTGCTTTGGAGGATGAGGGGTTTGAGATTAGAGATATGATCAACTGGTTGTACTTCTCAGGCTTTCCAAAAAGCATGGATATATCAAAACAGATTGATAAAATGAAAGGAGTTGAAAGAGAAGTTATAGGATATCAAAAACTTGGAGGTACAGCAAGATCAGGAACAGGTGCGCTTGTAACATCTGCAACAGGAGGATATAAAAAAAATAACATTGAAACACCAATTACAAAACCAACTACAGAAGAAGCACAATATTGGTCAGGATGGGGAACAGCATTGAAGCCCGCCTGTGAGCCTGCTATCCTTTGCAGAAAGCCTATAGAGAAGGGTTTGAATGTATCAGAGAATGTTTTGAAGTGGGGTACAGGTGCGATCAATATAGATGCTTGTAGATTTGGATTTGGTGATCCTTGTTGGGTAGGACCTAATACGGAACAAATGGGACACCATAAAGCAGGATCACCAATTGTCAGATCAAAATTTGAATTTACTGTTCCCATTGTGCCTTTATCAGATAAATGTGAGGCTCATGATCTAGGTCGATGGCCTGCAAATATTTATCAATGTTCAAAACCTTCAAGATCAGAACGTGAAACAGGACTTGAGGATCTACAGAGTAAAAAAGGACATGAAGCGGTTCATAGAAAAGAAGGAACAGCAGGTCTTGAGAATCCAAGAGCAGGAGCAGGAAGAACAGCAAGCGAGGTTAAGAACTTTCATCCTACAGTCAAACCTACAAAACTGATGGCATGGTTATGTCGACTTCTCACACCAAAAGGAGGAATCGTATTAGATACCTTTTTGGGATCGGGTACTACTGGTGTATCTGCTTCTATGGAAGGATTCAAGTTTATAGGTACAGAGATGAATCCGGAATACTGTGATATTGCACTACAGAGAATCAAACATGCAACAGGTCATGATATAATCAAAGTAGAAGCTGTTATATTTGAGGTGTCAAATGTCGAAAGTAGGTAGACCATTAAAGTTGAATGAGATTGTTATTCAAATGTTAGAGAAGGCTTATAGTTTGGGTATGTCTCCAAAACTCGCATGTGATCATGCCTCTGTTTCACAATCCTCATATAATACTTGGATGCAAAGAGGAGAAAAGGATCGCTATGATGATGAAGAAACCATCTTTGCGGATCTGAATAGGAGAGTAAAAAAAGCAAGGTCTAACCATGCACTTGCTAATCTTGCACTTATTCAGAAGGCAGCAAAAGAAGATGGTACTTGGACAGCAGCGGCATGGCTCTTAGAAAGAGTACACAAGGAATATCAAAAGCAACCAGAGCAGATCGTTGAGGTGAATGTAGATAATAGACAGTTATCAGTTGTTCAGTTAATGAAGGAATTAGAGAATACAGATCAGGAGATCAAAGAGTTGATTGCTAGACCTGTGATAGATCTAGATGAGGAGTAGAGAATGAATGCCAGTATAAAGAATGTTCATTTTGGGAAATGGTTGAATAGAAAGATAGGATCGAAAACACACTTCTGTCAAAGGTTTGAATGGAAATCTAGAGAGTTATTAAGATGGTGTCAGGGTAAGAACTTTCCTAAATCACCAGTATTATCTCAACTTCTCTACGATCTACATCTCCATATAGGTCAGGAATATACATCACTACTAGCAGAATGTCACGAGCAATTAATGAAGGATCACAAAGTTTATAAATATGAGCAGGAAAAAATTAGAAGACAATCTGAGAAAGAAGCAGCAACTGATTGAGTATGCAAAGAATTATCCTTTATCTGTTTCTCTTCTTTGGGTTCCTCATTGCCACAACTGGAAAGGCATAACAGGAGAACGTGATCGGGGTTGTGGTAGACCTATGAAAAGGATCAAAGGGGATCTGTATAGGTGTGATCATTGCGATATTACAGAGAAGAGAACATCACAACAGCATTCTCTTCTCTCTTTGGGTTCTGAAAGTACTTTGATATCAGGAGGAAACAGAGCAGGGAAAACAGAAGTGGGTGCATGTTTATCTGTAGCCTTTGCAAGCGGTTCAAAAGAACAATATGTCAAAGACTGGTTGCAACTTAATAATCTACCCCTTGATCTAGTTCCTGAAAATCCTTCTACAGTGTGGTGTGCTTCTCTGAGTTACAAGGATGGTCTTGAATACCTACGACCAAAGTTAGATAAATATCTACCTATAGGAACAAAGAAAACACGTTGGACTTCTCAAGATCGTGCTGTTGCTATTCTTCCCAATGGTGGAAGGATCGTTTCTATGAGTTGTGATTCAGGTCGTGAGGGTTTCCAAGGTGGATCTGTCTCTATGGTTTGGATTGATGAAGAGCCTAACGATGAAGGTATATTTCACGAGTGTTTATTGCGTACAGTAGATCAGAAGGGAAAAGTAATAATTACAGCTACTCCTTTGAAGGGTTTATCATGGATGTTTGAAAGATTTGTTGAGAATCCTGCAAAGGGTTTTGAAGTTGTGAAAATATCAGGTCTTGATAATCCTTATGTATCTTCCTTCAAGATGAGAAGAACAGTATCTCATCTTACAGAAGCATCTCAAAGATCTAGATTGTTTGGTGAGTTCTCTTCTCAATCTGGTCTGGTTTATCCTGAGTTCTCAAAAGATACACACTTGATAGATATAGAAGAAATTCCAAACCACTGGAGGAGATACATATCTATTGACTTTGGATCTTCTCATCCCTTCTGTGCGTTATGGGTTGCTGAAGCTCCTGCTGGTTATTACTCTTCTGATACTACTCTGATTGTATACAGGGAGTTGTATTGGGTGAATCATACGACAATAGAATCAGGAAGAGAGATCAACAGAATAAACAAGTTGCATAATGAAGAAATACACTGGTATGTAGCAGATCCAGAATCCAAAGATGGGAGGCTCACGTTAGGAAGAGAATGTAATATAAGAACATTACCTGCTCCAAAACATCTAGGAGTAAATGAGGGGATCAATATGGTTAGAGAATATCTTCAGATTGATAAAGAAGGAAAATCTAGACTTTTATTCACGAAAGATGTAAAGAATACTTTAAGAGAGTTCAGGCTCTACAAATGGGATAATAAATCAAAGAAGGATGTAGTAAAAAAAACAAATGATCATGCAATGGATTCTCTGAGATATGGAATCATGCAATATCGTAGAATGTTGGCACATAAATAACAGGACAATATAAGACCTTCAAAGAATAAATTATAAGATATAATGCAGACAATAGGAGAATGCTATGAGTGATAATTATTTTGTTAGGTTATATAATGCTATATTAGGCAAGAGTTATGCAAAGCAAATAGAGAAACCAAAAGAAGAGAATCGTGGTGCTAGTTGGAACTCTGCCGGAGGTGTAAACAATACATTCTCAGCACAGGTTTCTATGGATGCATTTGGGATTCATGGCTATACCCATGCAGGTGTCAAAAGACTATCTCAAGATCTTGCTGCTCTTCCTCTTCGATTGATCAAAGGTTATGGAGATCAGGCTGTAGAAGTTATGGATCATCCTGTATTAGACCTTGTGAGAATGCCTTCAACAGATACAGATGAGTTTTTATTCAGAGAACAGATAACGATTGATCTAGTGTTATCAGGTAACTGTTACATTCTTCTTCTTGGTTCTTCTGATCGTCCTGTTTCAATGGTTCGCTTGCATCCTGAAGAGGTTAGAATAGTTACAGATCCTCAAAGGGGTCTTGTAGGATATGAGCATAATTCAAGCGGTTCAACAGTTATATATCCTCCTGAAAGAATCATACATGGTAAGAATGCAGGATATCAAAAAGGCCCACAAGCCTTATATGGAACAGGAGCGATACAACCACTTGCAAGAGAACTAGATGCTGATTTGAACTCTCAAAAACTCGTATCAGAAGCAACTTCAAAGGGAAGACCTGATGTTCTTCTATCACCTAAGGAAGATGGTGATATATGGAATAAAGAAGTGAGAAGACAGATCCTTGATCAATATAAAGGCATGCAGAAGTCAGGTGGTGCTATGGTTATGTCTGGCCAGGTTCAAATAGATATGCTCCAGTTATCTCCTCGTGATATGGAATTCCAAGCATCTAGAACCTTTGCACGAGAATCTATTTCTGCTGTTTTGGGTGTACCTCCTTCTGTTCTAGGGCTACCAACAGCAAACTATGCCCTTGGTCGGCAGCAAGCGGTAGAATATTGGAGTAACCAAATAAAGAGAGGTAAGAGAATAGGATTGTTATTTACTCGTATTGCTAGACTTTGGGAGGATGATCTGCACTTTGAGCATGATTATTCTGAAGTTGAAGCTCTTCAATCTGTAAGAGATGCAAAGTTATTGCGAGTTGAGAAGCACATCTTCTTTGGTATTGCTCCAGAGGTTGCTTATGCTGCTGAAGGTCTTGAGTTCCCAAGGGCACAAGAGCCAAAGGATATAGGAGAGGAAGAAGAAGAGAATGTTAGATATCTTCTAGATGTATTCAAGGCGGTTGATTATGGTGATAAGTCAAATGCTCGAGCAGCCATGCAAGCACTCCCTGAAGGTACACAAACCGCATTGAAAAAAAAAGCAGAGGATCACAATGAAGAACACGGATCTGATCCAAAGAAGAAGGTAACAAATGTTAATTATTTGGCTGTGTCTTATCATAGAGGACTGGGTGCTTATGAAAATAATCCTGCTTCTGTACGTCCTTCTGTTAATTCTGCTCAACAGTGGGCGATGGCTAGGGTAAACTCTTTCCTTTATGCTCTTCGTAATCAAAGATACAGATCAGGAAAACACGACACTGATCTTCTTCCTTCTGAACATCCTATGTCAGGAGAAGAAAAACTCTTTGATCTGTTAGAAACTAAGGAGTTTCCTTACAATGTGAAAGGCTTTGATTCTGAATATCTAGAGTCTATGGAGGTTGTAAATATTCCAAACAATCCACAAGTACAGGAAGAGGATGAGATATTGAAAAACATTCTCGGAACTCCTGCAAACTGGAGAGATTACAAACAAGCTCATTTATTCTTCAATGATAACCAGGATCAAATGAAAGAAGGATATTATATCAGAATAGGAAGAAGATTAGATACTGAAGATATTCTTAACGCTGCTCCTGAGAAGGGTAATATCGTTATTTTCAAAGACCTTCTTGATCTTGCTGTTGATCATTTGAACGGTCGATATGGAAGACCCCCAATAACAGAAGATGAAAGAAGAAGTGCTTATCAAGTTATTACAAAGTACTTTGAAACCTTAAATCTAGAACCTCCTGTTCTCTTGGATTCATATCTAGGTTTTGACAGTAAAAAAAAAGATGAAGAAGAACTCACCAACTTCCCAAAAAGAGGAGACAATAAAAAGATCAGCCTTAGAAACTCCCAATACCGGACTTTTGACGCTGATTATGCTGAGAAACTTAAACTGAATTATCCTTCTATATGGAGAGCAGGCGGTAATATTCGAGGAAATGAGCAATATAGGAAACTCTATCCAATAGCGAAAAGGGGAGGTGTTCCAAAGAACCTAACAGAAGAACGTGCAATCAAACTCAGAGAGGCATGGATCGCTCGACACCTTAAAGACGGTTCTCAGTTCTCAGATGCTGATCATCCTGTCAACCTCTCAACGATTGCCGGAATAGTTGCACAAATCAAATGGCTAGCAATCGGTTCTATAGGTCAAAGCAAAATGAAAAAGGTGATCAATGAAATGAAGAAAAAGATTGATGCTTCAAAGAAGGAAGAGAGAGCAAAGAAAAGATATTGGTCTAAGTGGGTGAAAAACTCACAAGGAAAAGCAGAGAAGGAACTGCTGAGAAGATTTAAGAGTTATCTAACTGCTGCAAAGAAAAGATATGCAAAGAGGATAGAGAAGATTGATAGTCGGGAGAAGTCTTTGATTGTCGATAGAGAAACCTTTTTAGCAATACAAGAAGAGAGACAGGAACTGAGATCGTGACTGGGAAAC